GGAGGATGGCAACGGTAATATGAGAACATACTTTCCTCCTACACGAGTAGCCGACCACTATTTTCATGCTTTTGTATATTTGCTGACGGCTATTGAGCGTAGGCCAAAGGATGTCATTTTCATACCAAGAGGGGTGTTCTACTAATGGCTAAAATGGCTGATTATCAGACAATCGCCGAGTCCATCAGGACATATTGGGCGAGTCGTAAGCTGGCATTGCTGAAATACTGGGACTTCTATTACGGGGATAGTCAACGGTATTATTTCGATAAGTTCGAGGGTGAAGACGAGCAGGAATATAACAACCGGGTAGTGAACGCTATTGTTGAAAACCATTGCGCAAAGACTTGCGACGTTTTGGTTTCGTACCTTTACGGACAGCCGGGCGCAAAAAGTCGCGTTAAGGTTCGGGCGGTGGACGCCGAAGGCGAAATAATTTCGCAACTCCAAGAGTTGCTTGGCGAGGTTTGGGAGTACAACGATTTCGATTCGCTCAGGATAGACCTAGCCCTGATGTCGTCTGTAACTGGACTGGGGATAGTCTACAAGCAATATGTTGACTCCGAGACGGGCCTTCCGTTTGATTCCGACGTGGCCCCCGAAGTCAAAAAGGCTCGCGGGATAGTGCGTTACGAGCTATTTGATACGGTAGACACGATGCCTATTCCGGTCATTGACAACAAGGGGGTCATTTATCCCAGACTCCTTGGCGGGATAGTGCGATTCTACAATCTGGACAACTTCTCCGGAAATACCTTCCTTGACCGTCTAATGGATAAGCGGTGGGCGCAGGAGGAGATTCTTGAGGTCTTTGACGGACAGAAGTTCATCCGTAGTCGGATAGTCACGGGCGAGAACAAACCCGAGATTATTGATTCGGTCAACAACCCCTATGGGAATATCAACGTCCCATTCACGCTTTTCAGGAACTACGGGGACCCGATGTATCTTGAGGGTGCTTCGGACTTGTCACAAATGGTTTCCCTCCAGAACGCCCTGAATGGTCTGGTCAATGACGACAAAATGACCATTGACTACCACACCTTTCCGATACTCGCCCTGATGGGTGGGGCCAAGCTTCCGCCGAACTTCGTTCGTAAGGTAAATTCCGTACTTGAGATGGACACCGGTCAGGATGCCAAGTATTTGACTTGGGACAATGTGCTTCAGGCTTCGGCTGACAAGCAGGACTCAATTCGCAAACAGATGACAGTGGTTGGTGGCGTTTCCCAGATTTCTCGGGGCAACGCGGAGACGATTGGACAGGTGCGCTCTGGTGCTGGCCTAAAGACACTGTTTCAGGCGGATATCAACACTATCGCACTGAAGATACCCCATTTCAAGAAGGCTGAACGCGAACTTGCCAAGAGTACCCTTAAGATGCTTGCGGCCGAACGTGGGGTAAAACTTCCCGACTACTACCGCATCGAAGTTGAGTTTCCGGATGATTTCGTTGGTCTTGACGAACTTCTTAAGGCTCAGGTCGAGCAGATGGACCTTGCCAATGGGGTTCGTACGCACCGCGAGGTTATCAAGTCTAAACACGCCGACATTATGTCGGAAGACCAAGTGGAGGATATCATTGAAGAGAACATCGAAGTCCGCAAAAAGCTCACGGAAGCGGAAAGGCCGCCGGTGCAAGTAAAACCCGGAGGCGGAGCAAGCCAGACGTCCCAAGAGAAGTCAAACGAACAGGAAGTCGGTAGCGCTGACCAAGATTCTTAGCGCATTAAGGTATATTCTGTTTGAATTTAATCACTTGAATCGGAATAGTAATGGAAAACGAAGTCATTGGTACCGTAAAGTGGTTCGACGAAAAGAAGGGCTTTGGATTTCTTCGGACCAACGGAGTTGATAACGACATTTTTGTTCATTACAAGCACATCGGAGGCGAGGGGTTCAAGACCCTCCTGAAAGACGAGCTTGTGTTGTTCGAGGTAATTGACACCGCAAAAGGACTAATGGCAACAAAGGTAAGGAAGATTCCACATGAAAATCGGTGAATATGATATTCCAGACAGTGCGATTGAAGATGCAATCAAGGCATCCGGTAAAAGAGTTGTAGAGAAAGAGGATTACGAGAGGAAAGCGGAGGCGGCGGCAGATTTGGCGAAGTTCCGCAAGGTGACTGGGGACGACCGTTCGATTGATGAGATTCAGAAAATCATCCACGAACACGAAGAGGCCCAGAAGAAAAACAAGACTCAGGCCGAGCTTGCTCTGGCAGAAGCTAAGAGGCTGGAGAAGAAAGCTAGAGAGCTAGAGGCAGAACTTACCGCTACGAGACTCGAAGTTAAAAAGCGCGACGTGAAATCGTTTTTCGACCAAGCCATGGATGGCACGGGGATTAAGGTAATCGAGCCCATCCTTGAGCCCTATCGCGCAAAATTTTACGACCTTGATGAGTCGAAGTATACACCGGAAACACTGAAGGAAGAGGTAGTTAAAGCGCTAACTCAGGCCGCAGAGATTCAAAAAGGAGAGCTTCAGCGCCTAGGATTGAACGGTATTTCCCCAGAGGAAAATGCTTCGTTTGGGGGTGGTATGACGAATTTCGGGCCCATGGAGGTCAAGACTCCGGCTCGGAAAGACATCACGTCTCCCATGGATATGTTCGAAATCATGCGGCAGACATCCGCCTCCCCGACTAGCGCGCCTATCTTTTCGAAGGTGACTGGCCAGGGGAAATAACCGTATAGGAGAATCCTATGGCTATTTTTACTGATGGATATGGAGATGCGTTTGGCCTGACTTCTAGTCAGATGAAGGGCCAAAATCAGGTCCTCACCCAGTGGTCGGGGGAAGTTCTCCGGTTGGGTATGGACATGCTTGTGTTTTCGCGGTTTCTGTCGCAGGCGCCTCCGGGCATTGCGATGGGTCTCGGGAAAGGTGACACTTTCCGGATTCCGATTTTCAACTGGGTAGAAGAGACAGCCGCGACGACCGCACTTACGGTTGGCACGGTTATCCCTCTGATTACTCAGGGTACGTTGAACGTCTACGGTACTCTCGACGAGTATGGTCGTGGTATCGGAATGGAGAACACGCTGGACTACTACACGAAGCTCAACAACAGTCGCGAGCTTCTGGAAACTCTGGCCAACAACAGGGCGCGAGTTTTGAATGAGCTGTGCCGCGCAGTTATCGACAATACGGCCCATCGGGCGTATCTCGGTACCGCCGGTACGACTGGCACGCTTCTGTTGAACGCGGTCTATGCGTCGATGGCCGCGGTCGCGACACTGAACAGCACGTTCGCCAAGGGTCTGTACGACCACCTGAAGTCGAAGAGGGTTCCGACCTACGGGAACGGACTCTATGTGTACGTTGGGAACGCGAAGCATCTCCGTGGTCTTAAGAACGAGGGTGTCTTCGAGAACTTCAACTACTACAACAACGCTGGTGCCGGGATTATCTATCAGGTTCTCGGTAACTGGGAAGGCTTCACCTTCGTCCAGACGGAAGAGGGCATGGCTGACACTTACGGGTACATCCTGTCCCCGGAAATTGGCGCCGCGGCTTACGCGAAGCCCATTAGCCTGCACTACTATCCGGACATCAACTCGGATGCTGGCCGCTTGAACGTCATTAAGTGGCACATGATTGCTGGGTTTGCGAAGACCCTGCGTGACTACGGCACCCGCGCGTTCAAGGTGTTCAGCGCCTAAGTAAACTAATCGGGGGGTTGGACCTTAGTTGTAAGACAGCAGGGCTCGGCCCCCCATAATTTCAAGGAGTAACAAGAAATTGAACATCTCTCTCGTAGTTATTACGGATGGCACTAGACTGGAGAGCCTCCAGAGAACCATAAAATCCACGAGAGGTCTTACCGAAGAAGTCGTCATAGTGTATCAGGGTCGTGACCAACAGGTCTATGACAAGATACAGTCTATGGCGACTTTTTCTATTATGACCACTCCCAAGGGCAACGCTGACCCCGACCGCAACTGGGCATACGAGCTTGCGTCGGGCGAATGGATACTTGCCTTGGATGATGATGAGCTTATAGACGACGCGACCGCCGCGTTTATAGCTCGCATTACTCTTTCGAAGGCTGACGTCGTATGGTTCAAGTTCAAGAACTTTATCGACGGCGTTGACATGCACGACATTCTCGGCGACGACCCACATCCGCGCCTTTGGCGCAAACGTCAGGGCCTCATAGTCTGGCCAAGCGAAGCGCATACCTTCCCCCAGATTAACTCTGGGATGCAGTATTTCACTCAGGAAGCGTACGTCATGCATGACCGTGAATACAAAGATGTATTGGCTAGACATGAGAGTCGAATGAAGGTGATTGACCAAGGGAACCGCGAGCTGGAAGAGCGGTTCATTAGCGCAGTTAAATCAAAGCTGGGGAAGAAATGAAGACAGCAGTTCTTTTCAGACTTGGTGGTCTTGGCGATATTCTAATCTTAACTCCTGTGGCCAAGGAACTGAAGAAGCGTGGCTACGAGGTTGACGCTGTTATCGGTAGTCCCACTGGAGATGTGAAGAAGATTCTCGAAGGGACAAATCTCTTCCGAGACATCGTTATCTACAGTCGTTTCCCGCAGACCGGACTTGATATTTGTGAGGCCGGTGGTGGCGATTGGATGTCCATTGACATGAAGAAGGAGGGCTACGACCTTGTAGTTGATTACAAGTTCTCTGTCGAGCTTAACTCGCATCACAAACATATGGCGAACGGGCCCGGCAAGGAGTGGTTCGTATCCCAGAATTCGAACTTCATGAACTGGGTCGATATCATGTTTGCGTGGGCAGGCATAGACCCTGAGACTATCGCGCCAGAAGATAAGATTCCTGTGTATGTAATGACGCCCGAAGAAGACGCGTGGGCGAAGAAACTTCTCCGGAATAGCAACCCAGAACTCTTGGTTTCTATCCAGACCAATGCTTCAAGTCTGGTGAGGACTTGGTACAATCCACAGCTTTTACCGGAAGCCATTAAAGAGGAGTTCCATGATAAGAAAGTTGAGTTCGTGGTTTTCGACGGCTCTAAGTGGCATCACCTTAAGGGTAAGCATGATTTCCCGGTCATTTTCCCCAAGGGCATGGACCCTATACGCGCAAGTGCCGCTTTGGTTGGCAATAGCGATGTATTTGTTGGCGCTGACAGCGGTTTTAGCCATATTGCTGAGGCACTGAGGGTCAAATCCCTGACCATCTACACGACCGTACCGGCGTGGACCAGAATGAGGTATTACAAAT